ATGTCCACCGTATTTAAAATCGCGACGGCTGCTATGGTTTGCGCTATCTCTATGAATGCTTTTGCGCTGTGTTCTGCAAACGACGTAACGGTCAACTTCGATCACAATATCGTCGTTCAGCGGGATGCGCCCGTAGGGACGGTATTAGCAACGCTAACCACCCGTAATCCCATAAAATGTGACCCTGAGGGGCAGCAAATTGGATACGATGGCTCATGGTTTATTCAGCTCTCTGGAGCAAATGCGGATTATGGCGCCTCTCCGTTGGCCAACGTTCGGGCGACGGAGGTCCCGGGCATCGGCATCCGATGGAAAAACTTTTCCAGCACTACCGGAACCAGCGAGTTTGTCTCCAGGATGAACCTGAATAACGCGAGCTGGAGGCGAGGGGTCCTTCAGAATGGGGTATCAACCTTCACAGATACCTTTGAACTGATCAAAACTAGCACCACCCCATTAACGGGCTCTATACCCGCGTTGACGCTAAATATGGAATACAGCACGCCGGTCAGCAATAACATTCAACGCCTGCCGCTTTATAAGTATATATTTTCGCCGATGAATATCAGCACCGCATCCTGTCAGATTGAAGATAAAAACCTGAATATTAATATGGGTATTGCGCTGTTGCCGAAGTTCAATGGCGTGGGCAGCACCCAAAATTCGGTGACGTTTTCCATACCGCTTATCTGTAGTGAACAGACCGCAGTAAATGTCACTCTGGATAACGTCAGCCCGCTTGCCGATCCAGCCAACGGCGTACTGGGGTTAAATAGCAACTCGACAGCAAAAGGTCTGGGCATTCAGCTAAAATATAACGATGCGCCCGTTCAGTTCGGCAAACTTATCAAATATGGCACGGCAGCCTCGCCAGGGGAGGTCGTCAATATTCCCTTCAAGGCCGCATATTACATGACCTCAGCGAATGCACAATCAGGCTCGGTGAGCGCCACGGCATCATTTACCATGACCTATCGTTAACTCTTAATTTAAATGGTCTGATGCGCGATAAGCGAAAGGAGCCCGCCGGCCTAATGCCGGTCATTTAAGTTGAATGGCTTTGTTTTTTTAAGGGCTATGTTGATGCGTTTGGCCTGGCTTGAATGAGCGGTTTTGATAACCATTCGAACACTAATAAAAAAAACGGGAACCAGCTGGCTCCCGTTCTTCTTTAACCCATACTCTGGATTACATGTTCGCGATAATCGCGTCGCCAAACTCTGAGCATTTCAGCAGTTTCGCGCCTTCCATCAGACGTTCGAAATCGTAAGTTACGGTTTTCGCGTTAATCGCGCCTTCCATACCTTTAACGATCAGGTCTGCGGCTTCGAACCATTCCATATGACGCAGCAGTATTTTATGAGAGAATTGATTAGGTATTGATAAATAAAGAAAAACATCATAAAAACGGCATTTATCAGATAATCTGAACCACTCGCTAACCCTCTGATTTAGTGTGATCGTTTTTGGGTTTTGATAACCACTTTCTTGACGTTCGTCTCCATCTGGAGCTATATTCTCGCTGCATCAGCAAAATCTGGTGCCGGGATTGAGACCCCGGATAGTAATCGCGACAACTACACGCCGCGAGCGTGTTTTTTATTGTCGTTTGCATAGTCACATCTTCGCATTATGGTGGGCTGTGTGGGGGCGGAGAAATCCGCGCCGGTGGTTACCCGGTAGTCTCAACCCTGCACAGTTCACCACCCTTAGATTGAGACCTGACGGTGGTGATTGATTCAGTAACCACTTGAGGGTGTCGCCATGGCTGCTCAGCTTGCATTCCACGATCACAAATTATCCGTAGTAACTCACAACAATCAGATTTGGCTAACCGCTTCGGACATAGCTGCTGCTTTGGAATACGCCGATGACAAATCAGTGTTACGCATATACTCCCGCCACGCTGATGAATTTACATACGGCATGGCTTCGGTGGTCAATTTGACCACCCGAGGCGTACAACGTGAAAATCGGATATTCTCCCTGCGAGGTGCCCATCTGATCGCAATGTTTGCACGAACACCAGTTGCCAAAGAATTCCGGCGCTGGGTGCTGGACATTCTGGATCGGGATGTGGGCGAGGCTGTGACTCAGCCCTTAACCTCCCCTATTAACTACGACTCCCGCACTCTCTGCTTTAAACGAAATGGCGTAACCATCAACGAACTGCCTTTGCGGGACGATGAACTGGTGATCACCCTCGAGTCATGGGTGCAGCTGGCACAGAACAATGGATGGGTTGTTATGCGACAGGATGAGCTCATTGATAAACTGGTCAGAGGGATCGAAAGTTCTTTGGTGAGGCATTAGAGTGGCAAGAAATGAACACCTTAGGCCGGCGCACACATGATCGCTGGCTGCAACCTTAACCACACAGAGCAGCCCGCTATTGCATATAGTGGGGCTGCTCAGTTAGCATTCTCGGAAGAAGGTTAATCGAAGTCGCTGGAAACACTTGAAAATTTGCTTCTGATTATGACCAGCACTCATACATAAAAGGTTACTACATGCTTAGATACTATTTATATCTACTCGCAGGGAAATTAAACTCTAGGAAATATAGATTGTTTTTTAACACTTCGTTTTTATCCTTTAAGAAAAGAGTTGCTATTTTAAAAAAGAGCGGTATAAAAGTTGAAAAAGGTGCCACCATAACAACACCTTTTTACTTTGAATTTGGGCAGATCGAGTTACATGAGAATGTCCTGATAAACACAGGGTGCACATTTCTGGACAATGAAAAAATCATAGTTATGAAAAATGCTATGATTGGCCCTAATGTCACCATTTCCACGGTGTCACATTATGTTACCCCCAGTGAGCGACACGCCGGGAACATTACGGCACCTATAACAATTGGTGAAAATGTTTGGTTAGGAGCCGGGTGTGTAATATGCCCGGGGGTAACTATCGGCAATAACAGCGTAATTGCTGCGAACAGCGTAGTAACCTCAAATGTACCAGATAACGTTCTGTTTGCTGGCTCACCTGCTAGTTTAAAAAAGAGATTGGGGAGCGCTTAATTAAACTTCTGGTTTCTCAGGCCAGGTGATGCCATCTGGCTTCGTAGTATCAATGGCACTTAATGCTTCAAGATAATCCAGCCAAACATTAAACTCTCTTTTTTCACTTTCTGAGAGGCGGCCAAGCATTAATCTTGAGGGCCATTGACGCTCGTTAATATAACTATTAGCCACGTTAACACGCTCCTGCCTTTCCTTTTCTTTAACCTTTGCCAAATTAACTGGGGCGGGGATGATTCCTTTTTCATCATACAGCCACTCACCGTTGGCTTCGAATCCTTCTGGTACCGCTCCTTTTTCAATTTCTGCTACTGACATTCCGATAGGCCATAGTGTTGATACATCCTCACTTGCAGTTCTAATAACACCATCTGATGAATATGCAATTTTTAAAGTATCGGTTTTAAACAAGGGTTGTGACTTATACCAATCATTCCCACTGTCATCCATCAAAAATGCCGCCCCCATTTTTGATAACTCATGAGCCTCCGTGCCTTCCTCTGGGGTGTATATTACTAGGTTTTTTAGTTCCATCATTTTTCCGCCTTAAATATTTGTTTAAATCTTTTTGACTGTGTACCAAGTACCATTCACATTCTTTTGAAGTGGGCATCCGTAAATATTACCAGGCTCACCTTGATTTGAAGAACTTGCCACACATACATATCCTGCAGGTAAACGTCCATTGTATGGGATTGGGACAGTGACTTCAGTGCCTAGTCGAATATCCTGGACATAGCGGGTATTCGACTCAGCTTTTGTGTACGCCTGACCTGCCGGGGTATAGTTGCCTTTTGGCTGGTATGTTCTTGCAAGGTATGTATCAAGCCACACGTTGCCCCACTTTGAGCCAAAGATATTTCCATCAGCAGTAAAGCGAGCTTTCCCTCCACCTGCCTGTACCTCACCGCTGGAACAAATAATACTTCCATTGATTCGACCATTTACGACTAACTGAACACCGTTCGTTGGATGGCGTTCAATGTAGGCCTTCCAGCCAGCATCATCTGCAAACTCCACCCTGTTGCCGCGACTCGCATCCCCTCCCCAGTAAATCCGTCCATTTCGTGGATTAGCTCCTGTTTTCTCTGAAACGATGCTGCCGCCATTTTTAAAAGTTAGTGTGCCACCGACAGAGGAACCGGCACTCATGTTGAGGAGCACATTACTCGTAACGCCACCGCTCAGAAAACGCATTACCTGCCTGCTGTTGGCATAGACATCCAGCACGCCGTCACCGTTCTGTTTAAAACCGGTATCGTTGTCACCCAGAGCAATGGAATTCCCCCCAAGACCGCTGACTACTCCCAGCCCAAGTCCGCCGTTAACCACCGCACCATTACCCAGCGTCACTCTGCCGTTAGTGAGGTCGATATAAAGTGGACGTAGCGAACCTATGCCGCCATTTTCGCCCTGGTCTTTTGCGGTCGGGATAAGGTAAAAATTAGTTTCTGAGCGACGAAAAATCATACCGTATGTCGCATCGTAGATACGCAGCGCATCAGCAGACCGAATCTTAAGCGGCCCGGTCATATTATCGCCACTTCGGGCTACTCGTGCGCTGGCGTTGTCACTGGCGGCCTTAACAGCTTTAGGTGTCGCTGCAAGCGTCTCAGATGTGCTGTCGGTCGCGCTACTGAGCTGGACGATACCCTTTTTCGCCGTGGTGGCATCCTGAGCTGTATATTTGCCGTTCGCAAGGTCGTATGCCGTTTTAACTGCTTTCGGTGTGGCAGCCAGTGCCTCAGACGAATTGTCGGTAGCACTACTGAGTTGAACAAGCCCTTTACGCCCGGTCGTGGCATCCAGAACGCCAATGGCTTCACGCGAACTTTTCTGGGCTGCCTCGCCTTTCGCCGCTATTTCAGCAAGATTTTTGTCGATCCGCAGAAACAGGCCATCGCCTGTTGCAACTTTAAGCTCAATGTTCGCCGACTCCGATACCGCAAGGCGATACTGCAGATTCACGCTGACACCGTTTTCCGGCTTTTCAATGGCGGCACAGTTCGCAACGGAATACAGTTCGCCCGCATCGGTCAGCAGGCCGACTTCCCGGACAACAAACCCGCCAACATTAACCGGCAATATCAGCTGAGCGATGAACTGATTCGACTGGTCTGGCGAAACCTGCAGTGCAGAAATGGCGTTACGATACACCTCGCGTACCAGTTTCGTCTGCGCAGGATCCGGTTTTACGGCCTGACCGTTCCCGTCACCCACCACAAAATCTTTAATGATGACGGGCTTCCCGGTCGCAGAGGACTGCGCCTCCAGCTCCTTGCCCCTGTTTGTCAGAATGCTGTAATACTTCTCTGCCATGGCTAAACTCCTGCCTCAATAACAACGTCAATCCAGGCGGTAACAGTACCGCCGGTATAATAATTTCCCTTCGCGCCCAGGTCGGCGATCACATCTATTGTCGTCAGCAGGCTGCGAAGATTTTTGGCTTTATCCACCTGGCGGCGTATACGCTGGTACAGCGCCTCATCAACGGCCTGCAGGCTGTAGACCTCCACCCGGAACGTATAGGGTTCTTTGCGTGGTTCATCCTCCCACCACTCCACGACGGTCGTCGGCAGGCTGACGGCACTGAGAGAGCGTCGAACAGCCCCGGCGGTACCGCGATGTTGATGGACATACGCGGCATCCTTGATCACCTGCCGTTTTTCCTCCTCCGTCCATGCCTCTTCCCAGGAATCCACTGCAAACTCCCAGGCAAGCCAGGGCAGCAGATGGGCCGGACAGGTGTCAGGATTTTTCACCTTCCGGACCATGTCAGTATCCAGTCTCGCAATCAGCTCTGTGCCTGCCTGTTCCTGCGCCCGCTCCGGTTGAATGGCTGACGGGGGAAGAAGGGATCGAAATTTATCCACTGGTGCCTCCTTTACGCGAAACGTTTATCGCGCTGCACCAGGGGGCCTGCCCGGCGGCGGCTTCCAGGTCGGCCGTCGGGCTGATCAATTTGACCCTTGATACACCAGGCTGCTGCAGGGAAGCGTATATCGCAGAGAGCGGGACGATGGCGTTGATGCGATGGGAAAGCTGGGTATAGCTCGTCAGCGTGCTGATGGCATTCTCCAGCACCGTCTGCGCATCCGGCCCGTCAGGGATATCGAGTTCAGCCGTGACGGCATAGCTGGCAACAGTGGCACTTTTCACGCTGACATAATCAGTCAGTGGCCTGACTTCATCGGCACTCAGGGTATTCATCACGGTTTCGATCAGGAGAACCCCTGCCTCACCGTTGCCCGTTCGCGACAGCACATAAACATCCACCTCACCGGGTCGGTTATGGGTCTCCGGCCCGTAGGCATCTGCATCCAGCACATCGTTATCGGCCGATTTGGCATGAAAACGGTACGCGTTGCGTGCACCGGCCGTATTCAGCTGCGCCCACGAAAGCTGGATGCGCTCGCGAAAAGCGTCATCATTTTCATAGACAGGTTCGACGGGCGGTACCGCATCCGGATCGCCGGGGTCAATTACCAGGCGGGAAACGTTGAAGGCCGCCCCCAGCTGGTCGAGATCGGCCCCTCTTGCGCTGGCAAGGAAGACCGCCCTTACCGCGTCGTTGACACGCTGAAACGCCAGCGTCAGCTGGTAAGCATTGATTTCCCCCTGTTTATACGCCGGGTCCGATTCCACCAGGGCATCGAACTCCGGATCAAGCTCTCGCAGGCGCGCCAGCCAGTGGCTAAAAATATCGGCGGCATCCGGTACAACAATGGCATCCGGTACCGCCAGCGCGGACAGGTTAATTACGTCGTAGCTACTTGCCATAAATCTGTATGCCTCCGGTGCTGACGGGAAGATTATTCTCTTTGTTGATCCCCTCGATATCGACGACACACCCTGCTTCATCGGCCGGGAAAGTGACCATCACACGCGTGACCCGCAGCCGGGGCTCCCAGCGTGCCAGGGCTGAGGCAGTGGCCGCGATAATCCGCAGCCGGGTGAGATCGTCGCGAGGGTTGTCCACCAGCGAAAAAAGGTCACTGCCGTAATCACGAACCAGCACGCGGCTGCCCAGCGGTGTGGAAAGTATATCGCTGACGGACTGGCGCAAATGATCGCTACCGGACAGGCGTTTACCGGTCCGGCTGTTTACACCGTTCATAATGTTTTTCCGTATGAGGATCGCCAGATGGCGGAGAGTTAACCGAAATAATTCGGGCCGGTTTTATTCTTGCTGCCGGATTTTTTTGAAGGTTTGCGAATATCCACCACCAGATTGTAGGTGTAGCTGAACCCGGCAGGCGTCAGGGAATACACCAGCGATTCCACCACCCAGGCACGATCTTCCCGCTCGCCGAAGCCGGACGTGGATACGCCGGATTCTGCCGTGAGGGGAACGTGTTTCGGGCGACAGGGACCTGTCACCATCATTTTTTGTTCGTTACGCCGGGCCTGCGTCTTCTTCGCTTTGGCCTGCTGGTCAGCAGTGGCCTTCACGGGCTGCGTGTACGGATTTGCCATGGAGGAACCATCATGATCAACCGTGGTGGTTTTTGTCCTGCCGTCCGTTTCATCGTAATACCGCACACCGATTTTCCCTGATGACTTTCCGCTGCTGCCGGTGGCCTTTCCTGTGGAACTCCCCCGCTCGCCTTCGCTGTAAGACCAGCTGGAGACCTCTTCAGGAGTGATAACCAGTGCGCCTGTCTGCTCGCCGGAGGCACTGGCCGTGGCCCCCTGGCGCAGAAAGAGCCAGTAGCCGCCCGATGGTTTGCTGACTGCGTTCCACGTTCGGGCAAGACGGGTCAGCAGATTCGCGTCGGATTCTGCCACCTGGTCCACGTGATCAATATGGATATTGGCGAGCTCAGCGGCCACCTTTGGGATCAGCCCGTTCTCTTTCGCCACGGTTTTAACCAAATCCGCCAGTCGCAGGTTATCCCAGCTGCGCGTTTTCTGGCTGATCACGTCTCCTGGCTGTTTCTGGGCGTTCATGGGCGCGGCGGTGGCATAAATCTCGATACGACGCGGCGGACCGCTGCTGCCCACGCCGGCCACCACGAACCAGCCTTTGTCCACCAGCTGGTCGTTAAAGCCCAGCGCCACGCGAAGTCGCGCGCCTTTTGTCGGCAAAGGGAGGGTTTCTGATAAAAGTGTGATTTTCAGTTCATCCGCTTTTGCCGTGGCGCCGCCGTAATCGGTGAGCGTCAGCTCAGCCAGGCTTTGCTGCAGCGCGCGGGTGATATCCTTCCCCTCCGCGCTGACGCTGAAAGCGGGAGCATATTCCGGTTTAACAGTCTGTTCAGTCATTTTAATCCCACAGTCTGAAGGCCGACTCCTGGACTGGCGGTGCCAGATCCGGCAGGGTGATTAGCAGGCCTGACGGATAAACTGCACCGACATCGGCCAGACCAGGATTCGCTTCCAGAACCTGCGTCACACTATAAGACAGGTTTTCCGTGCCGTAATGCGCCGCACAGACAGCATCCAGCACGTCACCGTCACGGGTTTGATATGTCGTCTGCATAATGTTTCAGCGTCATCGTCCAGTTTTTGTTTCGGTGTCCACCGCCAGGCAGAAAACGACTGGTCGTGTCGGAGAAGTCGATCACCACCCACCAGCCCAGCACATCCCCTTCACCGCTGACCAGCTGCTGTGGCTTGTTCTGGTCGGCGAGATCGTAAAGATCGTTAACCGCATCCACCCCCTTCCGGAAGAACGCATGAGACTCCCCCTCAAGCCGGACGGTGCGCCCTGACTTGCCGGTATACTGCAGCAGATCCTGTTTGCCGATGCGCTCCTGCTCGCTCCATCGCCAGCTGGCCTCCCGGGTCAGCTGGTTATACGCCGTGGTGTCGATGGAAAATGCAAATTCGCCCAGCATCATCATCACACGGGCAGCCTGGGCTCCCCGCGCTGCGCTGGCACCTGCCTGACCGAAGTCTTCAAAGACCGGAATAATCTCACTCACCAGATTTGCCCTCCATCCAGCATGCTGCTGTCACCTTTGAATATGGGGTTAGTTTTCGTCACCCCGACAACTTCATCACCGATCGCCCGTTCGTCCTGCCCGGGTGCGCCGTGGATTTCATAGTGAAACTCAAATCGCCGGTTGTCGGTGAGCTGTCGTGCCGGAGGTGCTTTGTCCGCCAGTTCCAGCTCCTGCAGTAACGCCCCCCAGTCACTTTTATCCTCTTTGCCAGAGTCTCCGGGATCCGGTGCTGGAGGCAGCCGTAACGCTGTCGCTGGCGAATTATCGACATTCACGATTGGGTTAACGGTAAAAGACTCGTCTGATAATCCTGGTGATTTATCCACTGAGGACCAGTTGAGGCTTTTATCAAAAGCAGGTAAGGAAGG